TCAGCGGATCGCGCCGGTTCCTTCGCCGCTGTCGAACCATGCCACCATCTTGCCGATCGCCGCGTCGGCCATCTCGGGATGGCGCGCGAGGTAGTGCTTTAGGATCGTGTTCGCGCTGGCGGCCGTGTGACCGGTGACGCTGATGATCTCGGGGATGGTCGCGCCGCCAAGCGCCATCCAGACCACGGCCGTCGAGCGCAGGTTCTTGTCCCGGAAGGTGGCGACGGACGGGCAGGGCTTCAGCTTCCAAAGATGCCCGATCGTCGGCTCGCTCGCCGGCGGCGTCTTCCTCGCGATCGCGTCCTCGACCTTCTCCCCGACCAAGAGCCCGGCCGCCGCCAGCGCGCGCACGTCGGCAAAGGTGTGTCGATAGTGGTGTGTCGTCCAAGGCGCGCGCGTCTGCTCATCGATGACGACGAAGGGGCTGTTGATCTCGGCCGCCTGCCGGCGCGCCTTAGCGGCCGATAGTCGCCGCTCCAGCTCGGGGCTTTGCAGGACGGCGACGATCGCGCCCGTCTTGGACTGGCGCAACATGCGACGGCCGCGCACGAGGCCACCGGCGTCGTCCACCATCACGAGGCGGTCGTTCTGGCGCTGGCCGGTCCAAACGCCAAGCGTGACCATGTCTCCGATCTCGGGCCGTCCCATCGCGTCGGCCGCCGCGATCAAGGCCGCGATCTCTTCCCGCTCGCCGAAGCGAACGACGAGGTCCGGCGTCTGCATCCCAATGCTCTTGGCCGGGTTGCCGGCGAGGCGAACCTTGCCGCGCTTCAGGCCCCAGGAGATGGCGGCCGAGAGAGTGGCGATGCAGCCGCGCGCCGTCGCCAGACCCTTGGTCTCCCATAGCTCTTCATAAAGGCCATAGACGATCGTGCCATCGAGCGCGTCCACGGCCGAATGATAGAGCTCGTGGTCGAAGTTCTCGATTGCCGCCATCTTCCAGCGGTAATCGTTCCTTGTGTTCTCGGCATAGGGACGCACCTGCCGCTTGCCGCTCGCCTCGCCGCCAATCCAGCGCGGGGACTTCTGCCAGTCCTCGAACAGGTTCGCCAGCGTGTAGACGGCGGGCGCATGGCGAAGGGGCGCGGTGCCCTTGGGCCGCTTCCGGTTTGCGGCCTTCAGAAGCTCGGTCCGCTTGGCGGCGATCTTGTCGGCCATCCGGTTCGACCAGTCCAGCGCCTCGCCGGCGGTGAACCATGTGCCGTCCGGATGGATCAGGCTTTCGCCCTTGAAGCCGAGCTTGCGAAGGGACGCGCTCGGCACGAAGCGCGGGCGCCCCTCGCGCCATGCCACGTTTGGTATCTTCGGGGCGCCCGGTTTCTTCATGCCTGCTGGCTCCATTCACGCGCGAGCTGGCGGCCCGCTAGTTCGATCTCGACTTCCACGCTCGCCCAGAACCATCGTTCTTCGAAGAACGCGATCAGGCTGGCGATGTCATCCAGCTTGGGGCACATGGACATTTGGGGCCGCGGCGCGTTGCCATTCGCCGCGGCGAACATGCGCGCGGCCCTCATCGGCCTGCGCCATACCGAGCGCGCAGGCTCGCGTTCTGTTCTGAGACCAGCCGAGCCGGGCGATCGTTGGCCGGCGACGGCGCGGCTAGATCCTCGCTCTCTTGCGCTGCCACCCCGTTCGCTCGAACCCACGCCTCGAACGCGGCCCGGCTCCAGCGCCAGACCCCGCCCGGTAGCGGCGGCGGGAAGCCGTGATCCTTCGACAGGCGCTTGTGCTTTCGCATCAGCGATTGAGGGGTAAGTCCCATCGCCGATGCAATGTCCTCGATAGCCAATGTGAGCGGGGCGGAATGTCCCGGGACATTGTTAAGTGTGGCGTCGCTTGGAAGTCCCGGGACTTTGTTAAGTGCGATGCGTGTCACAACTGGCTCCTATCGCCAACAACGATGGCGATATGAAGCGCACGCAATTGCGTTCACGTCAACAAAATGAACGCAATTGCGTGTGATGCGTTGTTAATCTAGAGATGAATGTCGTGTAGCTGGCACACCATATCGTTGCCCTCTTGCTACCAGAGCGTGATGGGCGAGAGCGTTTTGGAAGGGCTTGTCAGGTGGACGAATTGGAGGAATTGGCCAAGGCCTGGGTACAGGCGGAGCCCGCAATGCGCCTCAAGGCTATGACTGCTCTAGCTTCGATGGCGGAGGCATCAGACGGAGCAATTCGAGGAGATGCCGTCGCTCTTCCGGAGAACGCGTCGCCGCAAGGGCAAGAAATTCCTCGCCCTCTCGATCCATCTGCATCCCGGTCAACACGTAGATCAAGCTGACGCCCAGCACCGCGCAAAGCTTCTCAGTCTGCGTGATGTTTGGGCTCGTTCCACGGTCGCGCATCTGCTGGATGTAGTTTGGGCCGAGTCCAGCAGCCGTGCTCAACGCGCGATCCGATCGCTCGTCTGCATCGATCAAACTAAGGAGTCGGTCGCGCCAAGTCGTCTCGCTCATGGCGAACTGGATAGCAGAGGAGGTCAAGCTTAAATGCACGAATATGCGTTCGTTGACACGAACGCATTTGCGTGCATTATCACGTTTTATGCGAACCCTTCTTTCTGAAATCGATGAGTTCCTAGCCGATGCGAAGCTAAGCGATTTCCGCTTTGGCCTCCTTGCGGCACAAAACGGACGCCTCGTATCGCGTTTGCGAGAAGGGCGGCGCTGCTGGCCTGAGACCGAAGCTAGAGTTCGGGCATTCATCTTATCCGAGACCTCTCGACGATTGGAGAGCGGCCCCCCGCGAGGCCGCTCTAAGTCCAAACCGAAAGAATACTGCCGAACGCCGGCCAATCCGACCAAGGTTCCCGGCTCCGACCCGTCTTCCGTGTCCCAATCTGACGCGGAGACCTTTGCATGTCCGACCGAATTGCGTCCGTCCTCGGCCTCCTCCTGTCGATGGCCGACGCCGTGATCATCGCGCTCGATCCCTCACTCGAACCCGCCGTCGCCGAAGCCAAGCGGAACGCGGCGCGCCTGCACAAGGCGCTCTATCGCGGACCGGGCGACACGGACGATGCGGTGCGCCACCGTGTGGCGAAGCTGACCGGCGTTCCGGCGAGCTATCTCCTGCGCCTGCACAAGCGCGCTCATGAAATGTCCGACGTGTCCGGCAAGTGGGCGCGTCTCCTGCAACAGGCTTGCGATGCCCTCGACCAGGCGGCCGCGCCGGTGGCGCTGGCGCTCGACCAGGCCGCCGAACGGGCCAACGCCCATGCTGAGGCGCTGGATGCCGACACTCTTTCGATCCGCCGGGAACTGGCTACGCGCACAATCGCGGCGCGCCGCCGCCCTCGGCAGGAATCTTTTCTTCAGGAGCTGGAGAGCGATCGAACGCTCGACCGCCCGCATCCGAAACCGGGGAGATAGGCCGTCATGATCGTGCCTGTCTGGGGCTTCTGGCTCGCCGTGTTCATGGCTTGGCTGATGGTCGCGAGCGCTGGCACGGCGCTCCTGTTCTGCGGCCGCTGGCTGGCGGGCTCCATGTTCGCCCTCTTCTGGGGCGGGCTCGGTGGCTTCCTGCTGATCGCGCTTTGCCAGGGGTGGGCGGCATGAGCGACGCGCCGGCTCTTCTCGCCGTCGTGGTGGTCGATGGCCTAGCGGGGCGTTTCTCTGATCCGGCCGCGCTCATGGCCGATGTGATCGAGACCGTCAATTCCGAATGGCGGCGCTGCCGCGTGGCGGGCGTCAACATCATCGACGCGCGCTGGTCGGGCGGGCGCATCTTCCTCGAAACGATGCCAGGTGAGCAGCCTCTGACGGTCGATGCCGTCCGCGAATTTCTCCAAGCAAAGAAGAGCAAGGCATGAACTGCGCCATAACGTCGGACGCTAGGTCATTCATCGGCCTTCCGTCTATCTCTCTGCAGCAATTCGGAGATATCGTCCCTAAAGCTGTAGCAAATATCTGCAAAGAGAAGGCGCTCAAACTCACTGTATCCGCCAGTGAAATCCATGCTCTGGGTTCGGCGCTTTATCTCTGCTTCTGTTGGAATGCTTCGAATGAACGCGTAGGGGAGAAGGAATGTATTAGCAGCTGCGAACACGTGCGCTGTATCGCGCCTGCTCCTGGCATTGCGCCACTGCACCCATCTTCTGAACATAGACCCCATCTGGCTCCCCTATCGCTTTGCAATGCTTTCGTTCTGGGGTCTTGCCGATGAATGCGCAATCGCCCTTGTTCGCGATCGAGGCGAAGCGTGTCGCTGCGGGTCTATCTATTGAAGCCCTCACATCGGCGAGCGGCATTTCAGAAAGTTCGTACAGGAAGGCGCTTGCTGGCGTTCGCAACCCCAAGCCTGTGACGCTCGGAAAACTGCGCACTGCGCTCACTCGCCTGACGCGCATCCAGTCTCCGACCGACAACTTAAATAGGCTTGTCGTCTCGACCTTTCATGCTGCCCTAGCACTGATGTGCGCGCGCGAGGGCGTCGCGACGGGCGACGTGCTGCGTCACGATCCAGCCCGGCGCGCCACGTCCGACGCCGCCTGGCTGCGGGCAGCGCGGCTGCGACAGCGCGCGATCGCGCTCGTCAACCAGGGGCTCGACCTTCCGCAATCCGAACTCGCCCGGGCGCTCGGCCTGACGCCGGCGGCGGTGAGCCTCGCCATGGGAGCGGTGGAAGACGCCCGCCACGACGATCCGCAACTCGACCGCGACATGGACGAGCTGGAGCGGCTGTTGCGGGGGGAAGCATGAGTGCACCTAGTTTAGGCGTTCAAGTCTTTGGCCAGTCGGTCGACTTCTTCGACGAGATCATATGCTCTTGTGGACAGATTTGCGGCAACCGCAACGAACTGCATACGATTAAGCATTGCCTGCTCGGATGTAATTCTGAAAGGCATGATGTTCTTATTGAACTTGGATATTGTGTGCTGCGAGAAGATGAAAAGCTGCTCCTGAGCTTTCTCGGCAGCGGAAAGAGCATTCCTGTAGGCTGCCGTCCCGTCCTTGTCGAAAAGCTCACGGATGTTCTTTATTTCATCCGCTCGAATGGCGGCGAGTATGCTGTCGAACGCTTCACCGTAAGGCGCTACGAGAGCTTTACCGTCAATCCTATCTGTCTCCTTGCCCGGTCCAACGAGTTCGATGGTGTTCTGGAGCGAAGCGATCGCGGCTTTGAGTCTATCCGTCACGTAGAGTGCTCGGGAAACGCGCAGCGTCTCGGGCGCACGAGCCATTCTGACGGTCTCGAAATGTCTCTGCGCCTCAGCTTTTTGGCCTGCGATCGTAACTGCGATGACGATCGCTCCGGTAAAAATCGCGAATGCGTTGGCCCATTCTCGGGTGCAGGTGAGGACGCTTTCCTTTGCCTCGCAAAACGGACCGTCTGTAAACAGCGGGATTTCGCCTGCGACGGCGATCAGAAGGAACGTGCCGGCGCCCACGGCAACGCCGAGCGGAAACGTCATCCAATTCGAATTCATCTCGCTCTTATCTCCCGTTTTAAGCGCGCGGCTCTAGCGTTCTATCGTGGGTGCGCCTGATGCGATCCGATCGCGACGATATCAAGCAAGGGTTGAAAAATCGGATCGGCGAGCTTTGCGCGCGTCTCCTGCCGGATGGCCGGCAGCAAGGCCGCTTCTGGGTCGCGCATAATCCGGTGACGGGCGACGCGATCGATCATCCCAAAGACCCGACGTTCAAGGTGCCGCTCGATGGCGATGCCGGCGCCTGGGTGGACTATCGCTCGGGCGACAAGGGCGATGTGATCCGCCTGATCGAATACACGCAGCGTCTCGACTTCCGCCAAGCCATGGATTGGGCGCGTGAGTTTCTGGGTCTGCGCGCCATGACGGCGCGCCAGCGCGTGGACTTCCGTGCCGAACAGGAAGCGCGGCGCGCCGAGGCGGCGAGGGCGGCCGAGGCCAAGGCGCTGGAGAAGCGCAAGGCCGTGCTGCGGCTTTGGGATGGCGCGGGATCGATCCTGGACGACACGCCGGCGGCCGCGCTCGGCCGTCGCTACTTCGAAGAGGGGCGCGGCACGCCGCTCGACCAGATCGACAACCTCGATCGCGTGACGTTCCGGGTGCATCCCGCGCTCGAATGGTGGCGCGGGGCGACATGGGAACGGCGCGGCGGCAGGCTCTGCAAGGTCGCGCCTGGTCCGAAGTTTCCCGCTGTCGTCTCGGGTTTTCGCTCGCCGACCGGCGTGGTGACGGCCGTGCATTGCACCTTCCTCGATCCCGTCGGGCCGCAAAAGGCTCCGGTGAAAGAGGCCAAGCTCATGTTCGGCGAGGCCGCCGGCAGCGTGATCGCGGTGAGCTGCGGGCCGACCGGTCTGCCCCACGACATGGCGAGCGAGCCGGGTCCGCTCGTCCTTTGCGAAGGCACCGAAGACGGCACGACGCTGGCGCTCGGCATTCCCGAAGCGCGCGTCTGGGCCGCCGGCTCGCTCCTGCACATGGGCAAGGCGCCCGTCTGGTTGCCCTGCGTCTCGGCCGTGTTCGTCGCGGCCGACAACGATTGGAAGAGCCGCACCGCACAGCGGCAGCTCGACCAGGTGCTGGCGGAAATTGCCAGTCACGGAAAGCCCGTGGAGGTCATGCGCTCCGCGATCGGCAAAGACTTCAACGACGGCATGACGGAGTGAGCATGGCGAAAGCGACGAAGGCCGACCTTGTGAAGGAGGCCGAAGGTCTCGGCATCGATGTCGATGGCCGGTGGGGCATCGAGACGATTCAAGAAAAGATCGACGCGGCGAGGGCTGCGCAAAGGCAGGACGGGCAGGGTGATGCGGCGGAAGATCAAGCGGGCGACGGTGAAACCGGCGAGGGCGGTGATGCAGCATCCGGGGATGCCGGATCGCAAGCGTCCGACGCCAGCGGCGAAGGCGGCGATCGGCCCCCTTTGGCCGATGAACCTGCCGCCGGCTCGTCTGAGATCGCATCGGTATCCGGATCGCGTGATGGACTGGAACAAGCCGACGAGTCTGACGGCGCTGATCCGGGTGCTGTTCCGGGGGCGATAGAAGGGCAGGCCGATGCGCAAGATCAGGCGGGCGAAGGCGAAACAGTGGTTCCGCTTCCGGAGGCCGGTGGCGTTTCGTCGGATCCTGCCGGCGCGGCTGCGCAGGTTTCGGATGCTGCGCAGTTGGAGGATCCCGGTGCCTCCGATGCGGGCGGATCGCCGGATGCTTCGTCGTCACAGGACGGTGGTTCGAACATCGGTGTTCTCGATGCATCTGACGATGGCGAAGATCAGGCGGGAAGTGATCTCGCGGGCGAGCCCGAAGGATCGGATGCCTCCGATGCTTCCGGACGAGATCCCTTTCTAGAGATGAGCCCGGACTATCTAGCCGCGCGCGATGCGATGACGTGGCCCATGGTTGCCGCGTTTCAGGCGGCCTGCTCAGTGCGTGGTGTTGCGAATGGCCGGGAGGCCGGCAGCTTCGCGATCGATCTGGACTGGATGCCGGGCACCGAAACCGCCGACAAGATGATCGCCCTGGTGCGCCATGCGGTGCCTTTCGTGCGCACCTGGTCGGATGCGCCGGCGGAAGCGCTCTATGGTCACGTCGCCAGCGGCGGCGGCGTGAACCTCGTCCTCGATGTCGCCTGGGCCGATCTCGATCTCGCCGACCAGGCGGCGTGGACGGTGTTTCGCGATACGCTGGTGACGCTCGATCGCTTCATTGCGTCGGACGCCGCCCGGAACGCGGCGGTCGAAGAGCGGCCGGTCTTTGCCGTGTCGGCCGACGAACTGACGCTTGAGACGGCCGACGATCGCTTCGCCTCGTCCGACTTCGCCGGGGTGCGCGCATGAGCGACGGTTCCGAGCTGGTCGGCGGTGGTCGCATCCGCTCCTTCGTGGAGCGCGTCGAGAACCTGACGCGCGAAAAGCAGGAAATCGCGGACGGGATCAAGGAAGTCTACGCCGAAGCCAAAGGCGAGGGGTTCGACGTCAAAATCCTGAAGGAGATCGTCAAGCTCCGGACGCAGGACAAAGACGAGCGCGACGAGCACGAAACGCTTCTCGACCTCTACCTCCGCGCGATGGATGAGGCCGCCGCTTCGGCCTGATCTCCCGACCCTTTCCCGGCCGTCTCCTCCCCGGCCGGGCGCATTGGCGGCGTCTCCTGTCTCGCGTGGCGCCGCCCTTTTTTTATCCTGAGTACCGGGCATCATGGCAAAGCAGGTTTCCAAGCGTGGCGTTAGCAATGTTCGTGCGGCCTTCGTGGACGCGAACCTTGCTTTGGAAGAAGCCAAGCTCGACCCAGAACTGTTGAAAGACCCGAACCTCGAACGGTTCGGATGCCGGCCCGGCAAATGGGAGGGCGCGCCCTGGGACGCGATGCCGCCCGGCTGTCCCGTCCAGGTGCTCGGGTACAATGGCGCCGTGACCTATTGCCGATCGGCGGCCGGACAGCTCACCGCCATCGAGCGGTGGACCAATGGCGAGATCGAAAACCTTTTCGCCCCCTATATCTCCTATGCCCTTTGGGCTTGGCCGGGCTTCGGCTCAGCGGGCAAGGATGCGGATGGCAATCCGACCGACCCCGTGGTGAAGCGTCTGGAGCGCGACCGAGCGCGCAATGCTCTGATCAACGAGGGTCGCCGGCGCGGCCTCTTCGACCCACAGGACAGCGTTCGCGGCCGGGGTGGCTGGCGCGACAAGAGCGAACGGTTCGTCTGGAACTCGGGCGGCTTCCTCTGGACCGTGACGAACGGCAAGCTCGAAGCGACACGGCCAATGGAATATGACGGGCACTTCTACGAGATGAAGCCGGACGTGCTGCGGCCATGGAACGAGCCGATCGCGCCTGAGAACTCGCCCGCCTCGACGATTCTCAAGAGCCTAAAGACTTGGAGTTTCGAGAACGAACTCGATGCGCTCTTCGTGCTCGGCTGGATGGCGACGGGCCTCATGGGCGGCGCGCTCGACTGGCGGCCGGTGATCTTCACGACGGGCGGCGCCGGCGTCGGCAAATCCACCCTGCAAGGGCTCATCAAGCGGGTGCTCGGCCGCTCGCTCCTGGACACGACCGACACGACGCAGGCGGGCATCTATCAGCGCGTCCGGAACGACTGTCTGCCGGTCATGGTGGACGAGTTGGAGAACAAGGCCGGATCGAGCCGCGCCACGACCATCATCGAACTGGCGCGCCTGGCGGCGTCCGGCGGCTTCATGAACCGGGGCGGCGCGGACCATGAGGGCGTCATGTTCCAGGCCCGCAATTCCTTCCTGATGAGCGCGATCAACCCGCCGCCCTTGGAGACGCAGGATCGCAGCCGAATGCCGATCCTGAACCTTGCCCGGCTCGACAAGAGCCGGAAGGCGACGGACATCGTCGTGCGCGACGAGGACGGCCGCATGATCCTGCGGCAGATCATGGATGGATGGACCGAGTTTCACGAGGCAATCCTGCCGCGCTGGAAGCTGGCGCTGCATGAGGCCGGCCTCGACGCCCGCGCCCAAGCGACCTATGGGACGCTGCTCGCGGCGGCCGAGCTGCTGATCGGCACGGACATCATGGCCGAGATGGGGATCGACGTCGAGACGGCGATCGGCGGCGACGACATGCGCCGCGCCGGCGCGATGATCTCGCACCTGACGGCGGCCGAGCGATCGGAGCAGACGGACAATTGGCAGGAATGCCTTGAGCACGTCATGGCCTCGCCGATCGAGGCTTGGCGATCGGGTGAGCGCATCACGATCGGATCGGTGCTCTACGACTATCGACGTGGGGAGCTGCACTACAACGACGCGAAGCACCGCCTGGCAGCGGCAGGGCTCGGCCTGCGTGAGGCCCTGAAGCCGCACGATTGGGGCTCCCTTGCGATCCCCTACAAGAAGCTGCCGGCGCTGAACAAAATTTTCGCCGACACGAAGTGGAATGGCGGCGTTTGGTCGAGCGCGCTGAAGCAGGGACCGAAGGACGTGGTGGTCCGCGATCTCGACCAGAAGTTTCACACGCTGCGGATCGCTGGGGTGCCGATGAAGTGCCTTCTGGTGGACGTGAAGGCGTTTGACGAGCTGGTGGGTGGGGATGGAACCTAATTCACGGGTTTACAGTACGAACGGCCGTTATATCGGATAAGACCCAAGACCGGCCCGACTTGCTCAAGACTCCGTCTGCGACAATGAATTTTCCAGCCATATGGGCGTTGGCCGCTTCCAGATAGTCAACTGGATTCAACTTCATCAGAACGCGGATATGACCATATTCTGGGCTGTCCCAACTGACTAAAACGTCTCTCTCGTTCTTGAGATCGAGCAAATCAGATGGGTTGCTCTCTGTTTTTAGCTGCGTTATTCTTCCAACAATAGAGCATTGCTTTGGTTTTTCGGTTGCGCGCAGTCTATTCGAGGCGTCTCTCAAGAGTTCCAAATGTCCAATCTCAAGGCTAAACGACCGGTCCTTGCTGATCGCAGGCGTGGTCCACTCTGGAGAGAATTCAAAAGAAAATTCAACCTTAGAGAGATTTGTGTCCTCAAGTATTGCGGCAAGTTCGTCACACATGTTGGAACTTAAGCCACTGCCCTCACTCACAAGAGGATCAATACTCCTCTCCAACACAGCAACCTCATAGCATTGCAGGCCTTCTGCGAGACGGCTGACAACACGACGCCCGAAGGGTGCGGCTGAGGGGAGATCAAATAGTTCCGGTGTGTCATTGAAACCGATGGGCGACTCTACTGTGAAGCCGAAGCTGCCTTCGAAAGTGTGGCCAAACCGGCAGTCATCAGCGTACTGCGTAGCCTCCTTTTTGTTTCTAGGAAAGCTTCGCCCTTCCCCAGCTTCAGTTGTAGCTGTGGCGGCGAGGATGCTTCTCATGCAAATTATAAATTGATTCGCTGTCCCTAACTTTATGGATTTATCTGAAACATATTCATCGGGAATCTTGCTGTAGATAATGTCAAAAGAAATAGATTTGATTTTTTCCACAATCGCATCGATGGTGGAGTCATAAACCTGACTTATGGTGGTGACTATATCAAAATATTGCTTCGCCGTAACAGCAACAGTCGGCCGAATATCGATTATCACATTCACGTCACCAGATAGTTTTTCATCTTTGTATGTGAATTTCTTGAGTGCTCCGTCCTTACTGGTTCGCGCAGACCATCCGTTCTTCTCGAGAAACCGAATGAGGGAACGCTTTTGTAGCCTTCCGAAGCTTGGATCAAGTATCATCATCCGAACATCTCCTCGCGACGTACTTTCTCAGCGGCCAGTTCACGAGCTAGATTCGTAGCGTTGAAAATGTTTTCTCTCGGTATTTGAATTGATCTTCGAGTGTCTTCCGACTCGATAGGATCACCTTCGAGCGTCGTGTAATAGCAACAACGCTGAAGTTGCATGTGACTTTCGCTTGAATTTACCCAGTGCCGTTCATCTCTGGGGAGGCACATGAGTATTAATATTGCTCTACAAGCGCTGGCGGGCCGACTTACCAGGTCGTTATATGTTTTGGAGGTGATACCCCATACAATCGAAGTTGGGGTCTCACGCCAATTCCAACTGCACTTCAATTGAAATTCGATGGGATAGCCAGCTTTCACGTGACGATTTCGAGGAGTTTGAGCTCCACGTTGAGTTTGTCGCTTGACTATCGTGTCAAAAGAACCATCGAAACCGTAATCAAACTCAGAACCCATAGTCAGATGGGCGCGAGCAGCTGCAGAAATCGCATGAATGTAAGCGCGGCTCAAACCCTCCTGCGCATGGTCCTTTGTAAGCACTCGGCGTCCCCACCAGTTCAACTGACGCAACTCTAAAGCGAAGAGCGCTGGATTCGCCAGTAGGGTTTCGCACGCGGCACCTAGAGTGGTTCGAGGCGTTGGGACGCTCTGCAACCTCATACCCTCAACCTCCGCACCGGTGAACCTGCCTTCTGCGAGGTGTCCAACCAAATCTACCCAAAAACCAAACGGCTCGGTAGACCGGGGCATAGCCCGGTCTCGGCTCCAGTTCCTTCCTAAGGTATGAAGCAGACCGACTGCTCCCGCCCGAGAGCCGCTTTCACCCAAGCATACTCGGCAACGCTCGCTCTTCTCGATCCACAGCCCCTGCCCATAGCTGATAAAGCGGAGCCCTCGCGATCCGTCCCTCTCGGCATTCGCCGACCCGGTCCGTTCACTTCGGGCACTTAATGGGGGCGCTGCTGTGCCACGGTGGCGGATCACTGGCGCATGGGCGGGTGAGGGAAGGGCAGCGTTACCACGGTAACGCCTCCAGTAACGCCCGGTAACGCTGGAAATCAGGGAAATCAATGACTTGTCAGGAGCGTTACCGCGTTACCGCGAAAATAGCCTTCGCGTACGCGCGCGCGCCTGCACCCGCGAGGTTGGTAACATGGTAACAGGTAACGTCAGGGATATATCCCTATGAAAAGACAAGCAAAATCGGCGTTACCAAGCGTTACCGAATGGCGTTCGATCCGTTACCGGACTTGAGGCCGCGAGATCGGAATAAAATAGGGGTCGAATAGTCGAACCGACTGATCCGCAAGCGAAAATTGGGGCTGTGAGTGGCACACACGCGGGACAATCCGGGCGATCCGGCGGCGGCGATCGAGGCCGATCAGGACGATTTCTTCGGCGACGCTGGCCCGCTGTTCGCCGGGCCGGTGAAGCACGTTGCGGATACGATCGAGAAGGCCAAAGGGCGCGGGAGGCCCAAGGGAGCCGCCAACAAGCGCACGACGGCCATGCGAGACCTGATCCTCGCCATGGGCTTCCGGCACCCGGCCTTGAACCTCGCGGCCCTGGCGAATGCCAGCCCGGACGAGCTGGCGAAGGAACTGAACTGCGAGAAGGCCGAGGCGATGGCGTTTATCCTGAAGGCCAACGTCGAGATGATGCCGTACATGGAAAGCAAGCGACCGGTGGAAGTCCACGTCGAAGAGCGATCGCTGGGCGTCCTCGTCGTCGGCGAGATGCCATCGCAGGCGGTCGCGGACGGTGTGTTCTCGCTGACGGGCGAGATCGCGGAAGTCGAGGAAGATCAATAGCTTAGCCGAACAGGGCAGGTGAGGCGCGGGGTGGTGGCGTCTCACCCTATGAGCTAAGCCTCTGTGATTGCTGGTGAAATCGGCATATCGCACATGATTGAAAATCATGGGACCGACGACGAGGCAAACCGCGCTCGGTATTTATTATCGCGATAAATAACGCGCGCGCTACGCGCGATACCGCCCCTGGCCGCGCCCGCCAAACCGCGCGCGCCTGGCCGCGCTTCAAAACCCGCGCGCGCCCTCCCTACCAGGGGTGTGCGCTCTCACACACACCAGCCGTTCCGGCCTGCGCACTTGAGGGTCCGCGAAACCCGCTAGGGTCCGGCGGGTCGGGGGTGCCCGACCGCAAGCGGGATCGGGACATGGGTATCAACCTCCAGCACTATCGACCGCCTGGGCCGGTGGGCGCGGGCTTCCTCCAGTCCAAGGGTCCGATCGACATCATCATGGGTCCGGCGGGGTCCGGGAAGACGGTCGCCTCGGTGATGAAGGGGCCGCTTCTGGCCGCGACCTACATGCCCGTTTGCACAGACGGGTGGGTGCGCGTGAAGATCGCCTGCATCCGCAACACCTATCGCGACTTCGAGCGCACGGCGCTCGCCTCGTGGAAGGAAGCGTTCCCCGAGGATCACCCGTGGACGGTGAGCTATTCCGGCGGGCAGGACCGCCCGATCAAGCATCACCTGCGCTGGCAGGCGCTACGCGGCTCCCAGAAGGTCAACATCGATTTCCAGCTTGAGACGGGCGCGGTCGGGGATGCCAATGTCGAACAGTTCATCAAGGGCTATGAAATCTCGATGGGCTGGATGAACGAATGCGACATGCTGGACGAGAAGGTGCCCGGCCTGTTCTTCCAGCGGACGGGCCGTTATCCGCCGGTGCAACAGATCGCCGAGTCCGAACTCGTCCGCGTCTCGAAGGACGCCCGCGTGCAATATGCCGCGATGGGCCTGTCGGTGGGCGAGGATGAGACGATCCTGCCGCGCATGATCTGGGGCGACATGAACCCGCCCGATGTCAGCAACTGGACCTATCGGTTCTGCGTGAAGGCCAGCGAAAAGAAGCCAGGCTTCAACCTGCATCAGCAACCGTCCGGCCTGTCACCGGTGGCCGAAAACCGCGTCGGCAAGCCGCGATCCTCTTACGAGCTGGAGGCGGCGACGCAGACGGAAGACATGGTCCGGCGCATGGTGCATGGGAAGTTCGGCTATGCCCGCGACGGAAAGCCGGTCTATCCCGAGTATGACGATACGCGGCACCGCTCGGATCAGGTGCTGAAGCCTATGCGCGGGCTCCCGATCGGGCTCGGCTTGGACGCCGGCGGCTCACCCGCCTGCGGAATCGGCCAGTTCATGCCGAACGGCCAGCTTCGCATGTTGCGCGAGATCTGCTCCGATCCCGGCACCGGCCCCTCGCGATTCGCGGAAAAAATCATCGAGGTGCTTCTTTCGGACTTCCCCGGCTTCCCGATCGCGGAAGCCTGGGCCGATCCATCCGCTTTCTACGGGGCCGATCGGGTGGCCGGGGAGCTGGCGCATATGGAGATCGTCGCCCGCGCGCTGAACATCTCGATCCTGCCGGCGCCGTCGAATGAGCCGGCGCTTCGGCAGGAATCCGTGCGCTGGTATCTCGGCGCGCCGATCGACGGCAACACGCCGCGTCTTCTCGTGTCCTCGTGCTGCGAGACGACGATCGGCGGCTTTGCCGCGCACTACAAGCTGACCAAGCTCGCCAGCAAAGGCGCGACCGACAATCTCGCGGTGGCGAAGAACGAATATTCCCACATTCACGACGCCTGGCAGTATCTCTGCTTGGGACATCGTGGGCGCCTGGGCGCGATCGTGGACGCCTCGAAGATGGGCCGTCCCGCGAAGGTCATCGCCATGTCGTCGCACCGCGCGGTGGCGGACTTCGATGTCTTCAAGGTCTGAGCTTCGCGTCGAGACGCCGATCAGCTTAGTCGAGCTGATGCGTCTCGCCGGCTCGAACCGGCGCGTCCGCCGGATCGTGACCTACCAGGCGCGACAGTCGGAGACAGTCGGCGTCTATGTCGGCGACCAACTGGCGGCGGCGGCGACGCTCTTCCCCGAGGGGCCGCATGTGCGCGAGCTGTGCCTCCTGTTCGATCCGACCGCGCGGGCCGCGATGCTGCGCCTCGTGCGCGTCGCGCAGTTAATGCTGCGCCCCTTGGCGGAACATGGCGTCGTCATCGTCGCGCGCATTCGGACCTCGAACCGGGCCGGGCGGCGCATGGCGCGTCTGGCCGGGTTTCTCGAAACCGACGCGGAAGGCGGGCGGCTCTGGATTTGGAGGGGGTAAGCATGGGCTCGATGTTCGGCGGTGGCGGCAAGAAGGCGGCCGAACAGGCGCGGGCGGACAGCGAGCGCGCCCGCCAGATTCAGCAGGTCGCCAACGATCAGCAGCTCGCGCAGCTCAACAAGTCCGAGGTCGATGCCGAGGCGAGCCGTCGCCCCTCGCGCGGCCGTCGCCTGTTCGTCACCGACGCCAGCGCCGGCGGCCTTGCCGACAAGCTCGGAGGCTGATCCGCGTGGAAGAGTTCGCCGGCCACAAGATGCGCCGAGACAAGATTTGGTCCAAGCGCGCGCCGTGGAACAAGATCTACCAGGACGCCTATGAGTTCGCGATCCCGCATCGTCGGCCGGGCGGCGACGGCACCGCCAAGAATCCGGTCGATCGCCTGTTCGATATGACGGCGACGACCTCGGTGATGTACTTCGCGGGCTCGCTCCAACGCGATCTGTTCCCGGCCGGTCAGCAGCCCTTCACGCTCCAGTCCGGCCCGCTCGCGAAGCTGAAGCTCGGATCAGGCGCGGCCAAGCTGGATCGCGAGTTGGAGAAGATCGCAACGTCCATGTACCCGTTCTTCCTGACGGGCGATTGGGACATGGCCGTTCACGAGCTTTGCATTGATCTGGGCGTTGGAACCGGCGCGATCCTGCCGGTGAAGGGCACGGCGCAACAGCCGGTGGTGTTCGTCGCGATCCCGTTCGATGAGATTGCGGTCGGCACGGACGGATACGGCAAGGTCAATTTCGTGTCCTGGCGCCAGAAGATGGAGCGACAGGCACTGGTCGAGGCATTTCCGCAAGGAGACTATCCCGACGACTTCAAGGCACCCGCCAAGGCATACGAGGAAGTCGAGGTCTATCAGGATTTCGTCGCACTGACCGGCGGCAACAAGTTCGGTTGGGACTTCCGCGTTTCGATGAACAATCATTCCCGCTTCGTCGCCTCGTCCTGGTCGAAGACGCAGCCGATCGCGGTGCCACGCTATTATCGCGTTCCCGGCGAAGCCTATGGACGCGGCCCGGTGCTTCTGGCCTTGCCGTCGATCAAGACGCTGAACAAGGCGCAGGAACTGGCGCTGAAGGCGGCCGCGATCCAGATGCTCGGCATCTGGGCCTATCGCGCCGGCGGTACGTTCAACCCCGACACGGTGCGGGTCGGCCCCGGCGAGTTCTGGCCGATGCAGTCCACGGGCGGCATTCTCGGCCCCGATGTCTCGCGCATCGATCCGGCCTCGGGGCGCATGGACGTATCGCGCATGGTGATCGGCGAGTTGCAACAGCAGATCAAGCAGACGCTCTTCGACGTGCGCCTTCCCGAGTACCAGGGCACGCCCCGCGCCGCGTCCGAGATCGCGGCCCGGCTCCAGCAAAAGGCCGAGACGCATATCGGCGCGTTCGGCCGTCTGACGAATGAGATCATGCCGGTGATCGCGCCGCGCGTCGCTGAAATCCTCTTCGACCTCGGCTTTCTCGGGGCGCCCATCAACATCGATCAGTTCCTGATCGCGACCGCCGTGCAGTCGCCCATGGCGGCTGCGTTGAATGGCGAACGCCTGGCGTCGATCGCGACCTATACCGAGATGGTCGGCGCGATCGCCGGCCCCGACAAGGTGCCGCTCTACGTCCATATCGACAAGGTTCTGGATCGGATCGGCGAGGGCCTGCACATCGACAAGGCGCTGATCCCCGACGAGGACGAGCGCCAGCAAATTCAATCCGACATGCAGGCGCAGCAAACCCAGAACGTGCTGACGCAGGTCGTTCAGGACGCCGCGCCGGGCGTGATCGAGGGGGCCATGGCCGAATGACGAATGTTGCGATGGGACGGCGTGACGCGCAGCCCTTGTCCTCGCTTGGCGGGGGCGGCGGTTGGGACGAGCTCGAAGCGATGTTCGCCCCGCGCGAGGGCAAGCCTGTCCAGGGCCAGCCCGGCGACGAGACGGCGCTGTTCCTCGCCGCGCTGGCGCGCGAGGCGCGCGGCCGCGAGCTGGTTGAATGGCTCATGGACATCACCTTCCGCCAGCCCTTCCGCGCCACGGGCCGGACGATGGAGGAAACCGCGCTTCTGGCCGCGACCCGTCAGGGCATCGAGGGCGTCGGCGAAGTGATCCTGAATGCGCTCGCCCATGGCGAGGCGCTTCTGAAGCAACGCGAGCAAAGGTCCGCGACATGAGAAATCTTCTGAACCTGATCCTTCGCGCGCCGGACGGCGAGGGCGGCGGCGGCGGTGCGCCTGCCGCTGGCGCTCCCGATGGCGGCGCACCAGCCGCGCCGCCGGCTGGCGCTGGCGCTGGCGTTGGCGCTGGCGTTGGCGTTGGCGGCGAGGGTGGCACTCCCGCAGCACCCCAGACCTACCGGCCCGAGGGTCTGTCCGATCAGTATTTCGGCGAGACGGATCATCAGACGATCGACAAGCTGACGGCGGCGATCGCGGCGCGCGGCGAGGTGCCGGCGGACGTGGCGGCTTATCGCCAGATCGGGGACGTGCCCGACGAGCTGAAGCCCTATTATGCGACGATCGAGCAGGACGGTTTGTTCGATGCGGTCGCGTCCAAGGCCAAAGACCTGGGCGTCACGACCGCTCAGCTCCATGGCATTCTGGGCGCCTATATGTCGGGCGCGGCCGAAATGGGCCTTCTCGAACCGCCGATCGATGTGGCGGCCGAACGCTCCGCGCTTCTGCCCGACGACGCCAAATCGCTGCCGAAGGCGGAACAGGACCGGCGCATCGACCAGCGCATGAACGACAATCTCGGCTGGCTCGACCTCATGGTGAAGCGCGGCCTTCCGGCGGATTCGGCCAAGCACATGTCGTTGATGATGGGCGACACGGCGGACGGTCACAAGGCGATCGAATGGTTCCGCTCGCAGCTCACCGGCTCGGGTGAACCGCGCCCGGCTGGGGCGGGCAGTTCGGCGGCTGGATCGAGCACGAAGGACGAGCTGAGCCGCCGCGTCGCGCTGCCGGAAAACACGCCGGGGAACCCGAAATTCTCCAAGTCGAGCTATGACCAGCTCCAGAAGGATTACGAAGCCGCCTATCCCGGCTGATCGGCACTTAAGCCTTGCCGCCGTCCCGCATCCTGACCCTGCTAACCGGACGGTCGCGATGCGGGAGGGGCGCTCCCTCCCGCCTTCGGCCCTCGGTGTATCGTCCATCAGCGAGGGTCATCCATGACGACGCAAGCACCGCTTTGGTATCGTGAGAAAATCCGCGACATGGTCCGGGCACGCTACCAGTCCAACGGCGGATTTCTCGATGCCACCATGACGCGCGGCGACGGCGGCGCGGGTGTCGTCAAGTTCCCGATCATCGGCCGGGTGGAAAGCTACGAGCTTTCCGGCGCGATCCAGAAAATCCAGAACACGAACCCCGACCTTTCCATGGCGGAAGTCCGGATGCGTGACTTCGAGGCTTCGGCCTGGCTGCGCGTTCAGGACGCCCGCCGGCAGGGGCCGAACGAACAGGCGGCGGTCGGCAAGATGCTGTCCTCGGCGATCCGCCGCCGGCGCGATAACCTCAAGTTCGAAGCACTCGACAAGTTCGCCAATGACGGCTCCGCCGGCGTGAAGACGATCGGCGACGGCTCCAAGCTGATCGACGTGATCGACCTCATGGAAGCGCGCGCCCAGATTCGCGGATCGGGTGCCGAGGAAGCTATCTGGAACCCGCTGCCGACCGCCCAGTTCGACCAGCTCACCATGTACAAGGAATTCGCCAACGCCGACTATGTCGGGCCGAAGCTGCCTTTCGGCGACGACAACGGGCTTCGCAAGAAGACCTGGATGGGCATCCAGTTCCTGGAAATTCCCGACGAGCATTTCGTGTTCGGGACGGGCGCGTTCGGCACTGGCTCTGCGGGCAACGGCTTCAACACGGACGGCTATATCGACCTGTTCATGTGGGCGACCGACGCCATGGGCAACGAAGCCGAATGGGATCAGGAAACGCCCTCGATCACCGTCCACGCGGACTATGAGGGCTCGCCCATGCTGGCGAAGGTCGGCCTGTCCGCCGCGTCGATCGGCATCCTGCCCGAGGGCGTGAAGCGCCTGCGCGTCAAGTCGCAGGTTCGCAGCCAGCGTATCGCCGCCTGACGCCGCATCGGCGCGCTTGCCGCGCCGATCCTTCCCCTTTCCGGAGAAACCCCATGGCTCTCAACATCAAGGCGCTGTCGCGCTTCGGCACCAGCGATCGCGGCTCGCGCACCCAGGCCAATTTCTATGTCTACTCGACGGCCGATGCAGCCGCGACGGTGACGGCCGCCGGCTACTTCAACGACGCGCGCCAGAAGTGCAACCTGAAGAAGGGCGACCGCTTCTTCTGTTCGGTCGCCGTGGACGGAACGCCCGCCAAGCTCGACCTCATCGTGACGGACGTTGCCGGCGGCGTCGTCACGGTCGCGTCGTAAGGCGAGGGCGGCGCCATGGCCCAGCCGATCGACAAGGCGACGATCGTCAATCGCGCGCTGATCCAGCTCGGGCAGGCGCCGTCCTTCTCGCTCGATGACGAAAGCTTCGCCAACGGCGCGATCGACGCCGTCTGGCCCGACGTGGTGGACATTTGCTTCGGTCTCCACGACTGGACCTTCGCGCGCCGGACCTCGCGCCTGTCGCGCTTGGCGGCCAAGCCGGACAATGGCTGGACCTACGGGTTCGAGCTGCCCGGCGATCGGCTCGGCGCGCCGCTCCTGGTGCTGCGCGCCGTCGCCCCGAGCGAAGCCGTTTTGCGCAACTACACGATCGAAGGCGAGACGCTCTTTGCGCATGAGCCCGCCGTGTGGGCGCGCTGCAAGGTCGAAGTCGATCCCGTCGCCTGGGAGCCCAATTTCCGCTCGGCCTTCACCACGGCGCTCGCCTCGCGCCTGGCCGTGCCGATGCAACAGGACGAGGGGCTGGCGGCCGAGCTGTGGGCGACGGCCTTCGGCACCCCGGCACAGGGCGGCACCGGCGGCGCGTTCGGCCGCCTGGTCGCGCAGGATCGCGCCGCCGCGCCCGTGTCCTCGCCGCTTCTGCGATCCGATCCGCTGAACGACGCGCGGTGGCTCTGAATGGTGGCGCGTCCCGGCTCAGGCCAGCAGTCCATGAATGCCGGCGAGTTCTCCCCGGAACTCGCCGGCCGCATCGACATCAAGCAATATTACGCGGCCGGGCTCCGGTTCCGGAACATCGAGCCCGTCGCGCAGGCGGGCTTTCGCAATCTGCCGGGCACAAGGCGCATCCAGCCAGTCGGCGCGACGGTCGCGCCGCGCTTCTGGCGACTGAAGCAAAGCCGCGAGAAGTCGTTCTTCGTGGCGCTCCTACCGGGGCGGCTGGATATTTTTCTCGGCTTCGCCCTTGTCGCCCAGGTCGGTCTTCCCGGCGTGTCGGCCACGATCGCGGCCGAGGCGAACCTTTATCTCGAAGGCGACACGATCGGCATTTTTCATAAGGATTTGCGCTCGCTTCGGGTGCTGCGTCAAAGCGATGGGGTCTGGTCGCTGGACGAATGGCCGTTCCAGCGCATCCCCGAGGTGGATCTCGGCGGCACCTATCCCAAGACCGCAGATCAATGGACGCTCTACCTGCGTTGGCCGCAGGCGGGCGACAAGACCGACGCGGTGGTGTCGATCACCGTGGACGGCGAGACGATCGAAGCCCAGACGCTCGGCACGGCGGTTCAGGATGCCACACAGGCGCAATGGAACGATCTGGCTGCCAAGCTGCAAACTCAGCTTCGCGATCTGCCTTCGCTTGGGCCTGGCGTCGGTTTCGTCGCCGATCAGACCTTTGTCAATTCCGGGCTCAAGACGTTCACGCTGACGTTCGGCGGCGCTCAGTCGGGGGCCGAGTATGCTGTCACGTCCCAGATCGTGAACACGGGCACCGTCTCGATCCTGCCGACCCATACGCAGATCGGGCGCACGGATGGCGAAGCTCTCATGTCCGGCTCTCGCGGCTGGCCGGGCGTCGTGGCAATCGTGCAGGACCGCTTGGCCTATGCCGGGCTGAAGGCGCGCCCCTCCGCGCTCCTGCTGTCGCAGACAGCGGAATATTTCAACGTCAACATCAAGGCCCAGCGCAGCGACGGCGCGAAGCTGGAGGCCCTGCGGACCAACTCGGCCGAAGAAATCCTGCACGTCACAGCCCGGCAATATCTGCTCGTGTTCACCGACGAGGCGGAATATTTCGCGACCAACCGAACGATCGCGCGCAACGAGCCGTCGAACTTCGTGGAGACCGGGCGCAACGGGCTCCAGCGCGGGACATGGCCCGCCGAGATCGAGAACCGGACCTATTTCGTCGCCCAGCGAGGCGGCGTCCTGTTCTCGACGGCCTATGACGATCTGTCCACCGCCTTCACGTCGCGGCAGGAATCGCTTCTGGCGAGCCATCTGGTGGACGGCATCGTCATGTCCGACCTTCAGCGCGGCACCGACGACACGGACGCGCCGCGTCTCTGGCTCCTGCGCTCTGACGGACGCCTGGTCTGCGCGACCATCATCCGCGATCAGGAGATCACGGCCTTCTTCGAATATGACGCGGGCGGGCCGGTGCGCTCGATCGGCGTGGATGCCAGCAACCGGCTTTGGCTCGTGGTCGAGCGGCCGGACGGGCTGCAATATGAATGGCTCGCGCCGGGCTCCTGGCTGGCGGGTGCCCTGAATAGCGTGAGCGATGCGGGTGGGGTCGTGTCCGGCTTGCCCTTTGAAGGGCGCGCGGTCTGGATCATGACTTCAGGCGGCTTCGTGGATGGGCCGTTCACCGTGTCCGGCGGTTCGATCAAAACGCCTTTCCCGTCCACCGCTCTGTCGGTCGGTCTCTGGATCGCGCCGCTCTTCCAGTCCATGCCGCGTGTTCGGGTTCTGCCGGGCGACCAGGTTCTTCGACGCCCCGGCCGCGTCCATACGGTCAAGGCGAATGTTCTCGGCACCACCTCGATCGCGATCGGCGCGAACGGGACGCCGGTTCGCGACGTGCCGTTGCTGCGCACGTCCGACCCGACCGACCAGCCGATGCCGCCCAAGACGCAGCTCGTCACCGTGGCGGGCATTCCCGGCGCGATCGAGGACACGACGGTCGTCATCTCGCAAACCCGGCCGGGCTCGCTCTGGGTCCGCAATCTCACCTTCGAGGAGAAACTGTGATGGCGCCGATCGCGGCTGCATTCACGACGCTGTTTTCGAGTGTCGGTTCCGCCCTGGGGATCGGCGGCACCGCTGCGGCGGGCGCCGGCGCGGCGGCTGGCGCTGGTGCTGCCGCCGGTGCCGGGGCTGCTGCCGGTGCTGGCCTATCGCTCGGCTCGACCATCTCCAGCATTCTCGCCGGCACCGCGACGCTCATGTCCGTCAGCGCGGCGAATGATGCGGCCGAGATCGAGGCAACGAACCAGGAGCTGGCGGCCAAGGACGCGATCATGCAGCAATCGAACGAAACGCTGCAAGGCATTGAAAGACGGACCTCCATCAAGCGCGCCATGATGGACGCGATCGGCGATCAGGCGACGAGCTATGCCGCCTCGGGCGTCGATCTGTCGTTCGGGACGCCGAGCCAGGCGCGGCAGGAAGCTTTCCGCGAAGCCGATGTCGGGCTTGAAACGTCCATCGGAACCGAACGCTCTCGGGTCGCGCGGCTCGAAGAGCGGGCGTCCAACCTGAAGACGCAGGCCGCATCCACCCGGCGCGCGGCCAAGAAGACAGGCGCGATGGCTCTGCTTCAGGGCGCGGCTCGCTTTGGAATGCGGGGGTGATGGCGATGAACAAGAACCCTTCGCCGGTTGGCTACAAGCCCTTCCGCGTCTCGCCCGTTCTTCAGGACGGGCTTCTGGCTGTCGATCGTCCGGACGGCGGTCCCGAACGCCGCGTCGCGGAAGCGTTCGCGCGCGCGGCTGCCACCGCAGACCAGATTGCCGACGCCTATGCCGAGAAGGAAGGTCGCGAGGCGGGCCTGCGCGACGCCTTGGCGAACGGGCCGCGTCCTTCGGAAATCTCTGGCGGCGTGACCACCACCACGACCGGCGGCGCTCCGATGGCCTATGCCGCATCCGGTCAGTCCCTGCCGGCCCCCGCGACAGGCGGGAAGGACTTGGACGAGCGCGGGCGCTATATCTATCAAGGGCTTCGCCAGCGCGGTTTAAGTCACGTCGCAGCGGCGGCTTCGGTCGGGCATGGCCGACAGGAAAGCTCTCTGAACGCGGCCGGGCCGGATGGCGATAGCGGAACCTCGTCGGGTATCTGGCAATGGCGCAACGAGCGCCGCACCGCCTTGCAGAGTTTTGCGCAGTCGCGCGGGGCGAACTGGCGCGATGTCGATACGCAGATGGATTTCTTCGTCCATGAGCTGAAGACGAGCCCCGGCGAACGCCTTGCCTGGAACCGGCTCCAGGCGGCGACCGATTACACGTCGGCGGCCGAAGCCTTGATGCACTTCGAACGGCCCCGAGGCTACACGGCACGGACGCCGCGCGCCGGGCATGGTTGGGATAACAGGCTCGCCAACACGCTCTGGGCCGCGTCGTTCGGTGAAGGCTATGAGCCGGCAGCGCCAACCGCGACGGCGCTCGCGCCGACGCCGGCTCCTACGGGAGCGGCCGCTGCCATCGAGACGATCGCACCGACCCAGACCGCAAGCCAGCCGAAGGCGGCCGACGCACCGGCCGCAACGTCTGTCGCGCCCGAGAGCGTCGGGCCGCCGACCGTGACGCGCGTGGTCGAGCCCGCTTCGATCCGGAGCGGCGGCGCTGGCGGCTTTCGCCCGACCGGGTCCATGACGATCCGGGGCCGCGCCTATGACGCGGCCGGGATGCGGACCTATCTCGAACAGCTCGACACCACGATCCGCACCGACGTGGACGCCGTCTATTCCAAATTCAAAGATGATCCGGCCGCGCTGGACAACGCCTTCCAAGCCCTGCGCACCGTTCACATGCAGGACCATGTCTTCCCTGAGGTTGCGGCCGATTATGACAAAGCCTTTCAGCATGTGACGCAGCCTTACCGGCATCTGGCGCGGGAGAACCTGGACCAGCGGCGGAAGCAGGCCGACCGAGCGGAATTCCTCAATCGGAATGCTGAACTCGAAACGATCACAGCGCGGACAGTCGCCGGCTTCGATCCCACGCGCGACGACGCTGCTGAAGCGATTGCGTCGAGCCAGCAAGCCCGAGACGCACATTTCGACAGTGCCGTAGCGCGAGGCATCCTCGATCCCGACGACGCGGCCAAGGCCAAGCTTGCCAGCCGCCGGCAGACGGCCGTGTCCTTCTACGGCCGACAAGCCGAGCTTCTGAAGACGCCCGAAGAGGTCGCGGCGCTGAAGGAGACCATGCGCAAGGACTTCGCCAGCGGCGGGCTCGCCGGCATCGACGGCGCGGGATGGGCCGAACTGGACGCGGCGCTGGATCGCACCCGCGCCGAGAAGCAACGCATCGGCTCGGAAGCCGATCGGACGCTGAAGGCGCGAGGGGATTCGATCGCCGAGCGCGTCGCCGCCGGCATCGAGGTCGATAGTGCCGAGATGGGCCGCTTCATGCTTGACCGGAAGACGGCCCCGAAGGGTGCGGCCATCGTCAATGAAACCATGGAGAAGGTCAGCGCCGCGCGCATCCTACGCGACAAGCCGCTGAACGAGGCCGAAACATATGTCCTCGGCCTGGAGCGTGACGCCTCGGCCGTGTCGAACGGCACGGCGGATTTCGCGCGCGCCGAGCTGGAGCGCATGAAGACGGCCGCGCGAGAAAACCCGGTCGGGCTCGCCGAGCGCAAGGGGCTCCTGCCGCCCGAAGACGGATCGCTCATGGATGCGCAATCTCCCGATGACCTGATCGGCCGGGTGAAGCTGCGCGTCGAGCGCGCCGAGCTGGCGGCCGAGCATTTCGGGGTGACGCCCAAATACCTGAAGCCGGGCGAGGCGGCGGCGATCCGCGCCATGGTGGAACAGAACCCCGCCGGCGCGGCGGCGCTCGCCGCCGGGCTCGTGCGCGGGGCTGGCCCAAGCGTCGGTTCAATCCTGGTCGAGCTGAAGGACGATGCGCCGGCGATCGCGCAGGCGGGTGTCATCCTCGCCGGCGGCGGATCGCCCAAGGCGGCGGCCGACGTGATCGACGGCTACGGTAAGGGCGCGGACGGAAAGAACCATCCGGACTTTCTGAAAGAGCCCATGAAGAAATTTGTAGTGACCCAGACCTTCGGCCAAGCCTATGCGGGATCGCCTGCCGATGCCACGCGCGCGATCGCGACGGCTGAGGCCATTACCAAAGCGCGGATTGCCAAAGCCGGGATCGATCCCAAAAGCGAAGCGGTGGTTGGTATCTACGAGCGAGCCCTTCAGGAAGCGACAGGGGCCGTGTTCGATGGCGACGTGCAGTATGGGGGAATTACGAAGTTAAAAATCAGCAACGGCTATTTAGGGGGACGCACGACCGGCAATCGAAAGGACGTGATCGTGCCGCCCACCATCCGCGCCGATCGCTTTGTTGACGTGATCGACGCCATTCGGGACAGCGACTTGCTTGCGACCGGAGAAAGCCGCTCGCGCGTCGGGAAGCCTTATTTCTCCGCGCCGCCTCGCCGCGAGAACGGCAAAGCCTACAGTGCCGCCGACATCAAGGCTGCAACGCCCGTTGCCGTCTATGGCGGCTATCGCTTCGCGATGGGCGATCCCACGTCTGACGATCCGCAATGGATACAGGGGGCGGACGGTCGCCCCTTCGTGCTGGCGATCGGCGCCATGAAGCCCATTCTTGAAGCGCGTGTTCCGGGGGCGTTCCGTTGAGCATCATCCAGTTTCAGCCGCCGGACGATGCGCCGGGGCGAGGCATGACATGGGCCGAGCCCCATTCAGCCGGCGTCAATCTCGGCCCGCTCGAATATCTGCCCGGCGTCATGCTGATGCGGCAGGAAGCCAACCTGATCGGCGATCTCTGGAACGACGAGACGCGCGATCGGATGGGCGAACTCTATTCGGCGAACGACGAGGCCCAACGCTTCGCCGACAACACGTTCGCGCGGGAGGACGCGCAGATCGAAGCTTATCGCCGGCGGATCGCGCGCATCCATGAGGTGACCGGCGTCCAGCTCCGCAATCCCATGGAGCTGAGCAAAGGGTCCGTGGTCGCGGACTTCGGTGCTGGACCCGACGTGATGGGTGGCCGTGCGACGCTCCGCGATGCGGCCGATCGCGAGATGGCAGACTTCCGCGCCAAGCTCGCCGAGCTGAGCCAACAGCATCCAGACCAGGCGCAGCTTTTCAATCCGGACTTCGACGCCGAAACGCGCCTGATCGTGACAGGGGCAGAACAGCGCCAGAAGAACGCGGCGAGGGCGGCCGAAGACCTGTCTGGCGTGTCGAGGTTGGCGGCGACCTTCGCCGGCGCCGCGCGAGGCTCCCTGCGCGATCCGCTCCAGGTCGCGACCCTCTTCCTCGGCGGTGGTGCCGGCGTGGCAAAGGGCGTCGTCGGACGCATCGGTCAAACCGTGCTGACCGAAGCCGTCATCAATGGCGGCGTGGAAGCTGCCGTTCAAAGCCGGGCGCAGCAATGGCGCGCCGAGAACGGTCTTGAAAGCGGGATCGTGCCGGCGCTGAAGCAGGTCGGCTTGGCCGGTCTCTTCGGCGGCGCGTTCGGTGGTCTCGTCCAGGGCGGCCGTGAGGTGGCGGCGGCGCTGAAGGTGACGGATCGCCCCGGCATCGAGGCGATCGAGCGGCTGGCGACGGGCGAGGCCAAGGCCGGCGACTTCGAGGACGTGGCGCGCCGCCTCGGCATCGAGCTTGACCCGGCCGAGCTGCGCACGGCTCGCGTCGCGGCGGACCAAAAGACACTCGACGATGCGGCGTTCGGCTCGCTGCCCGGCCTCACCGACGACGAGGCGGGCGCGATGCGCAATGCCGCGACACACGCGATCGAGCGCGGCGAGCCCATGCCGGCGGGGCCGGTCATCAAGGCCCCGCGCGATCCTTCGGAAAACATCGTCCTGTCGGAAGCTGCGCCGTCGGCCGAACGGGTGGAAGTGCAGGGCAGGCCGGTGGCCTTCGAGCGGTTCGATCCGCGATCCCTCGATACGGACGCCGTCGCCTACCAATACAAGGGCGGCGGCGACGAGGCCGGCGTGACCGATCGCCTGCGCGGGGTGAAGCGCTGGGACGCCACCGCGTCGGGCAAGGTCATGGTGCATGAGCGCACGGACGGGCAACGCTTCGTCGCGGACGGGCACCAGCGCCTTGGGCTCGCCAAGCGGCTGCAAGGCGAGGGTGACGCGAATGTCCGGCTCGACGGCTATCTGTTCCGCGAGGCGGACGGCTGGACGGCGGAAGACGTGCGGGCGCTGGCGGCCAAAAAAAACATGCAGGAAGGATCGGGCGAGGCGATCGACGCCGCGCGCGTCATGCGCGATCGACCCGACCTTCTGGACGATGGCTTGCCGATGTCGGGCGCGATGATGCGCAAGGCGACGGCGCTCGCCCGGCTGTCCGACGACGCCTGGGGCATGGCCGTCAACGGTGTGATCGACCAGAACCATGCCGCGCTGATCGGCGAGCTGGTGCCTGATCCCACGATGCACGCGGCGGCGATCGCCGATCTCGCCAAGTTCGATCCGGAAACCGACCGCGTCGCGCGCTCCCTGATTGAGGAAATCATGGCGAGCGGCGTCCGGCACGAAACGCAGACCGATATGTTCGGCTCGTTCGACCTGGCGAAGTCGCTTCTGGGTGAGCGCGTGAAGGTGCTCGACGCAGCCGTGAAGGTATTGCGGCAGGACAAGCGGCTTTTCGCGATGCTCGGCGATCGTGCCGATGTGATCCAGGAGGCGGGCAACGCGCTCGACCTCGAAGGTAATGCCGTTCGTGCGGTCACAGCGGACACCGTGGGCGCGATCATCGAACGGATGGCCCGAACACGCGGCCCCGTCTCGGACGCGCTCACGGAGGCTGCACGGCGATTTGCGGGCGGTTCCAATGCGACCCGCGAGGCGAGGGCTTTTATCGCCGACGTTCAGGGCGCCATCGAGCGCGATGGTCTGCCGGCGCTTCTGGAAGCGCCGACGCCGCAACTGGCGCCCACTCATGTCGCCGAGCCGGCGACGCGCGAGGCTGAGGCGGCGGCGGGCGTCATGCCGGAAGAGCCGAGCCTGTTCCAAGCTGCCGAGGCGGAAGGCCAGGTCTCGCTCTGGGATGCGATCCCGAACGGGACCGATGCGGACGGCGCGACCCGATACACCACCGGCCGCGAGCTGCTGGCGCAAGCCGAGCGCGACGGCTTCCTGTCCGATGCCGTGAGTTTCTGCGAGGTTTGAGATGGCGTTTCAGGATTGTTTGCGCGGCGCGATCGAGGCGGGCGACATGACGCGGGAGGAAGGCGAAAGCCTCCTGCGCGACTTCGAAGGCAAATTCGCCCAAAAGCGTCTCCAGCTCGGCGACGACGCGGCGGCTCAAGCGGCGAAGGATGAGCTGGCGCGCGAGCTACGCGCGCAGGCGATCGAGAAGAAGCGGCGCGCCGTGCTGACGGAACAGGCGCGGGTGCGGCTGAAAAATCGCATCCTTGGCTATCGCGACGAACAAGGGCGTGCGGACGTGTATGAGGCGGCCGTGCAGGTGCTGTCGCACTACGGCTATGCCGGCGGCGAGAGTGTGCGCGGCCGGACGGAAGCGATCCTGTCCATGGCACACGGCAAGCTAACGGACGTGATGACGGCGACCAGCCGCAGCCTTGTGACCGGACGCCGATCGGCGAGCGCCGGCCTCGTGCGCGACATCGTCCGCGAGTTGCACGGCGAAGCGGCGGGCGATGCGACGGCCGCGCGTTTTGCGTCCGACATCGCCGGCGTGTTCGAGGATCTCCGAAACCGCTTCAATGCCGCCGGCGGCGCGATCCCGAAGCTCGATGGATTCGGCTTGCCGCACTCGCATAACGGCCTCGCCATCCGGCAACTGGGAAGCAGCGACGCGGAGCGACGCGCCAAATGGAAGGCGTTCATTCGCCCCATGGTCGATCCCGACCGCATGTTGCACCCGTTGACGGCCGAGCCGGTCGGCGTCGCCGGTCTCGATAAGGCGCTCGACCACGTCTTCGACAGCATCATGACGAGCGGATGGGCGCACCATGCGCCGCAGATGAAGTCCATGGGCGCCGGCTCGCTCGCCACGCAGCGGCAGGACCATCGCTTCCTGACGTTCAAGTCGGCCGACGACTGGATGACCTATAACCGGACCTTCGGGAACGGCGACCCGGTGCAGGCGATCTTCCGCCACATCAACGGCATGTCGAGCGACATCGCGGCGCTCGAAGTGCTCGGGCCGAACCCGAACGCTATGGTTCAGTGGATGACCCATAACATTCGCGTCGAGATCGCCAAGGGCGATCTAGGCCGCGTGTCGATGGCGGGTCTTGCCGGCGATCGCGCAAAATGGGCGCGCGGCTTGGAACCGGGTGCCTTCGCCGAATGGCGCGTCGGTGCCCTCTGGAGCGACCTTCGCGGCGCGTCGTCGGCGGCAAGCGGCATCGCGACGGCGACCGGCACCGTCAAGAACCTGATGAACGCGGCGCTCCTGGGCGGCGCCGGCGTCACGGCCGCTCTGACCGATCCGTTCCTCGCACAGGCGGCGCGCCGCCTCGCGGGTCTCCCGATCCTGAAGGACATGGGCTCCATGCTTCAGATGCTGAAGGCATCGAACCGGGAAGAAATCCAGCGCGCCGGCGTGTTGTGGGACGACTACCTTCACTCCATTGAGGGCGAGGCCCGCTATGTCGGCCCGATGCTCGGCCACACCTGGTCGCAATATCTGGTGGACCGCTCGATGATGCTGAGCGGTCTGAAGCCGCTGACCACAGGCCGAAAGCTGGTCGAGGCGCGCGCCTGGCAGGCGACCCTTGCCGATCACGCGGCCTCGGACTTCGCCGCGCTTCCCGAGCGCCTGCGCGTGACCATGGAAGGCTTCGGCATCGACGCGGCGGATTGGGAGATCATGCGCGCCAGCGTCGATCCTGCCGGCTTCATCACGCCGATGTCGATCGCCAATAGCGGCGGCGAGGTCCGCTATCTCAAGGCCGGGCCAGACGGCCCGCTGGTGGACGCTGAGCTGGCGGCCGAGCAAAAGGCGCTTCGTCATCGCGAGGTGGCCGAGAAACTGGCCGAACTGACGGCCGCCTGGTCGGAACGATCGGCGCCGGGCGGGACGCCGAACGCCCGATCCTTCGTCACCGGCGGCGTGACGCGCGGCACGTTCCTTGGCGAGTTCGCCAACTTCGCGCTTCAGTTCAAGAGTTTCGGCCTGTCGTTCACGACGCTCCAGCTCGAAGCCTTGCAGCGGATCACCGCCATGCAGACAGGCGGCAAGCAAGCGGCAGCAGGCTATGCGGCCGCCATGCTCGTTTCGCTGACGCTGGGCGGTGCCATGGCGACGCAAATTCGCGCGATGCTCGACGGCAAGGACATGGAGGACATGACCACGCCGAGCTTCTGGTTCAAGGCGGTGATGACGGGCGGCGGCTTCGGTCTGTTCGGCGACTTCATCAACTCGTCTTCGAACCGCTTTGGGGGTGGCGTCGCCGATACCGCGCTCGGTCCCGGCTGGAGCTTCCTATCTGACGCGGCCGGGGTTGCCGTGGGTCTGCCCGTCCAGGCGGCGACGGGCCAGAAGGTCAATCCGGGGCGCAAAGCGGTGGACTTCGCCGGGCGCTACACGCCCGTTCTCGCATCGAACTGGGCGACACGCGGGGCCTATCGCCGGCTCTTCCTCGACCAACTCCAGTGGCTCACCGATCCGGAAGCCGACAAGAGCTTCAAGTCGAAGGCGAGCGGCCTGAAGGGGCGGACCGGTCAGGAATATTGGTGGGCGCCTGGTCAGGCACTGCCGTCGCGCGGTCCGCGCATCGCCGAACCGCCGGAACCGCGCAGTTAAGCTTCTCTGCCTCGGGTGATGCTGATCCATCATCATTCGAGGGATTTGGCTTGGCGAACCCCTATCCGCTGCCGCGAGAAACGCGAAGCTCCGACATTCTGCAGGGCGATGGCCGGACGGTTTATGGACCGTTCGGCTTTCGCATATGGGACGCCGCCGACATCGTCGTGCTGACCGCGCGCGACGGCGCGGAGCTGGCACCCGAAGCGGCCTATGTGTCGAAGGACACGGCCGCGCCATTCGCCTTCTTTCATGTCGGCTTCACCAACGCCCTCGACGTAGGCGATCGTTTCCAGGTCGTCAGCCGGCGACTGCATGAGCGCTCGTCCGACGTGATGCGCGGCGGCGCGATCAGCGGCGAAGCGCTGGAGCGCGAGCTTTCGAAACAGGCGACGGTTCTCCAAGAGCTGCGACGAGATTGCAGCGGCGTGATCGCGCGTGTCGATGCGCACACCGTCACTTTGATCTCGCATGGCGTCGCCATCACTGGTCTGCGCCGCGATGTCGATCGGCACAGCTCCGAGATCGTCGATCTCGATCAGCGTTTGCGCGCCGATGTTCCGGAGCGTCTACGCCTGTTGGCTCAGATGGGAACCATCAGAGACCAGGCCGCCGAACAGGCGCTTGCGGCCTCTGGCTCGGCACGTCAGGCGGGCCTTTACGCGGAACTCATTAAAGCCTCGATCTATGACTTCAACTTCGACAGCTCCCCGGACACTGCCGGCTACGATTGGAACTCCTGACCATGCGTATTCCTCGCCAACTCGCCGGTATCGGAGCCGCTGATCTTCCCAACGCCGCCGCGTTCGACGCCTATATCGGCCCACCACGCGAAGTGACGGTCGATCCAATCCGCGCGGACGTGCGTCTACACGACGGGCGCACGCCTGGCGGCATACCAATGCTTCGAGGCCTACCGACGCCCACTTCGATTGCGGCCTTGGCTGCTCTTCCTCGATCTGGCAGCGCAATCCTGCATCTCTTCTCGCGTGGTGGATTGTTCACTTGGGACGATAGCCGGAGCTACGCCGGCGAGATCGCCAGCGATCCATCGCAGGGTCTCTACGTCGCCCCCTCCATGGACACGACAGGTGCAAGCGGCGCCTGGGTGCGTCAGTACACTGATGCCGTCGATCCCAGATGGTTTGGCGCGATGGGCGACGGCGTCACTAACGATACGTCCGCCTTGCAGGCGGCGCTCAACGCGTGTCCGCCGGGTGGCTCTGTGATCCTGAGGGGCCGTAAGGGCTCCCGCCTGCGCGTTGATAGCCTCCTGATCCCGGCCTGTGTCACTTTGCGCGGGACGGGCAGCAACTTTGGGCTGAAGGACAACTACACGGCCGAGGTCTTCAACTCGTTGGCTTCCACGCTTCTGGTCAACCCGAACGCTCAGGTCAAACCGACCGATGGGGCTACGATCGAGAACGTCCATATCTTCCCGTATGGGGTCAGTCTCCCGACCAACAGAGCCGATCGTGACTTCGTAGGAACCGCTATTACAATCAACAAGGGTCAGTCACTGAACACTATCGACGTGACCCTTCGGAATCTTCTGATCTGCGGCTTTGCTCAGGCGGTTGATGCTTATTGGGCGCCGCGTCTTATCTGCGAAAACGTCAACTTCGACTGTCAGAAAGGCATTCGTGTCGATACCGCCGGCGATCCTGTTCGGTTCTTCAACTGTCACGGATGGCCGTTCGCCAGCCTCGGGATCGGTCCGGCATCCGGGCAGGATGCAGGCCAGCGCGATCGGCGCGTCGGGGCGGCGTTCCATTTCCTGAACAATGCCGACGCCGGCAAGTTCATCAACTGCTTTTCGTTCGCCTACGCGACGGGCTTCCGGGTTGAGAATGCGAACGGCCTGACCTTCATCAATTGCGGAGCAGATAACTACAATCTGTTCCCGCCGCTGACGAGCGTCGGTTGGGCCATCACAGGCAACTGCGGCACCACCGTCCTGAATGGCTGCCAAGCGGTCGCACATGCCTACGCAATCGACATGCAAGCGGCGAGCACGGGCAATATCCTCAGCGTTACGGGCGGCCTCTACGCCGTGTGCGCGGAAGAACTGTTCCATGTTGTGCGGGGATCTGTGGTTCTCACCGGGGCGGCGTTGGGTGCCTCCAAGTATGCGATTGGCGTCTTCAACGACAGCCACGTATCGGTGGACACATGCGTCGTGCAGGGCGTCACGACGGCCTTCTTGAACAATGTGAACAACTCCACGTCCATTTCCATCGGAGATGGCTTGGATTTCCAAATCGGGGATGTGCCGATCTTCGCCGGGGCCAGCCCCATTCCCTCCGTCCCCTCAGGTTCGACGGTCAAGCTTCCTCCGGGGCGACTGGTTGAGGTGACAGGCACCACGAACATTTTCGGCTTCACGGGTGGATGGCCGGGCAGGCGCGTGGCCCTTCGGTTCCGGGGCAATCTCACCTTGAGCGCTGCGTCGAACCTTATGCTCGCAGGCAACTTCGGTGTCACAAACAACGACATTCTCGAACTGATGTTCATCGACGCCACGACCGCAATCGAAATCTCGCGAAGCGTTAATTGATTTCACGCGTAAAGATATATGCTTCGCCGCAAGAGAGAACGAAAGGAAACTTTTTCACCGTCTCCTTTATAGCGTCGCTTACCATAAGCCTCCGCATAACTATAACGGCGTCAGCTTGGTTCATTTTGTCCGATAAAAGGGTCTTCAAGTTGCCAGGTATCATAATATCGGAGCCGAACTCGCTGATATTGACAAGTGATGTGCCATTGGGTAGTCGAGAAAGATTGTTTTGAATGCACTTCGACCATTGCGGGTTTTCCAGCGCTTCAATTTGATAATGCTTTTGAACCAACATATCCGAAGTCGTTATCGCGCTGCTCGCAAAATTTACGCCGACTATGGCAGCGAGGATGGAAGGCGCATAACTCCGACTGTCAACGAACCGCCCTGCGACGTATAGAATGGCGGGCACCAATGGAATAACGTACCATCCGTATTGAGTTTCCGACGTAGACATAAGTAGGATCAGCGCTACAAATGCTACTACAAGGGCTAGAGCTCCACGCCAGTAGCTGAATAAAGCGAAAGCCATGAAGCCGATAAAGGGTCCTGTAGCTAAGGTGAAACTTAGAACCCCACCTGAGAAGACTCCATCCCACTCCCAGCGCGACATGTTGAGGTTGGTCAGAACTCGCGCTAGCGATACATCCGCTGTCGATACGCCAGTTGGTTCGGAAAATAATAATCCTGGATAGGCGATGAAAGCCCCGACAATCGCACACAGGCAGAAATTGATGGCGCTACGGAGAGGGTTGGGTTTTTCAAGTAAAATCAGCAGGCCGATAAAGAAAATTATTGGTGCGCCGCTAAGTTTGAGGCCAACAGCCAAGCCGCTCAGAAGGCCTGCATACATAAGACGCTCACGGTGGAGCGCGAATACAGCACCGGACGCAAGTCCCATTGACATAAGTTCAGGCCCAATTAGCTTCCCCGTCCAGAACGCAATAGGCATTGATAGCCAAAGTAGGAAAACGAGAGTTCGACCAAAGACGGAACGGTCGGATACAGTGGCGCATATCAGTAATGGCGTTGTCAGCATCGCGGCCATTGCAATGGCGCGCGCGGTCAAACCCGAGCAGAAGTGAATTATAAGCCAGAAAAGCTGTCCATAGCCGTACTTGGATGGACCAAGAAGAATTTCTGGAAGGCTGTAACCGTGGCTGAGATTAAGGAATATCTGTTCGTCGGGAACGAGGGCGGAGGTGTGGCTAAATACCCATAAGAGCAGTATGAACCAACCCGTGAAAAGAGCTAGCTCCACCGGATTCGCGCGCTTCAGCCACATTAGTGTGTTTCAATCTTTACGTGTCAGTCTTGCGTTCCTCTGTCCGCTTTTCGCCAGACGGTTGTCAATGCCGCATCCACCATTCTTACAAGGCTTTGCAGGTGAGCGAGAAGCGCTTCGTCGGGTTTTGGGTCATGCACGTTAGCTTTAAATATCCCCTCCTCCATATGATCGGATAGGACATCCGTCGCGCCCCATAGGCGCCACCGGCACTTGATGAGGCTTAGCGTACCTTAGTCTCGCAGCATCGATCCTCATGCTGCGAGGCCGCCTTGCGCAAGCTCACGGAAGTCATCGTCCACTGCACCGCGACCGTCGAAGGCGAGGATTTCACGGTCGCGGATATTCGCGCCTGGCATCTGGCGCGCGGCTGGAAGGACATCGGCTATCACTTCGTCGTCTACCGCGACGGATCGGTTCACGAGGGCAGGCCGGTCGAACAGGTCGGCTCCCATGTCGCCGGTCGCAATTCCACGACGATCGGCGTCGTCTATGTCGGCGGCGTCGTTGCGCAGCTTCGCCCGAAGGACACGCGCACAGCGGCCCAGCGAGAGGCCATGCGGGCGCTTCTCTATCGTCTCCTGCGTGAGCATCCCGGCATCCGCCTGATCTCCGGACATCGCGACTATGCCGCCAAGGCTTGCCCCTGCTTCGACGCCCGATCTGAATATGCGGGCCTTCTCGACATCGCGCCGGCGGCGCCCGCGCATTCCGCGATCGGCGCGGGCGTCGTCACCGGGCAGGGTCTGCGGCTGCGCGAAGCACCCAATGGCGATGCGGCCGTGAAGGCTTCACTGGCCAAGGGAACGCGCCTTTCGATCGAAGCCCAGACAAGCGACTGGCTGGCGGTTCGCCTCGCCGGTGGCGACACGGGTTGGGTCGCGCGCGCTTTCGTCAAAGCCCTCGTCTGAAGGAGGTAGGATCATTCTCGAACGCTATTCAAATGTCTCGAAGGCCATCGCCGCCGGCGCGGCCGGTGCGCTGCTCGGGGCCGTGTCGGCGCCTGGCACGGCGGCCGTCGTGGTGCCGCCTGACGTGCCGATGCCCTGGTGGGGTTATGTCCTGGTCGGCGTCGTGAACGTCGCTGCCTCAGCCGCACTCTGCGCGATCGCGGTCTACCGAGCGCCGGCGAACACGCCGCCCAGCCCGGAAGCGTGACGCCATGACCGCTCAAGACGCCGGCACCCTCAATGACATTCAGCCCAGGAGAAGCGGCGTCGTGAGTTGGTTTACGCAGAACTGGAACGTGCAGACGGTGATCGCGGTCGGGGCGGTGGCGTTCGCCGCCGCCTCGACCTTCTTCACGACGGGCTACAAGATCGAGCGGCTGGAAGAGTTCAAGGTCGCGCATGAAGCCTATCACGACAAGCGCGCCAACGAGCTGGCAGAGCTGGCGGGCCGCAACGACCAGCGGTTCGCCGGGATCGACGCGCAGTTGCGCCGCGTGGACGAACTGACCTTTCGCGTCGCGCGCGCGGACGAAAGCATTTCCTCGACCAAGGAAGCGATTGGCAAGCTGGAAGGGACGGTCAACAGCCTGATCTCCGACATCCGTGTCATGCGCGAAATCTTGGAGCGCATGGACAGCCGTCGAATCATCACGCCTCGCACGAACTCGCACTGA